CCCACATGGCCTCTTAATCCCGGTGGTGATGTAAACAAACCGGTACATGTTCATTGTTGTGATCACCAAGAACTGTGAAAAACTGTGCGATGGCGAAGGCCATCAGGTGCGCTTCGGCGCGGTTGAATGCGATGTATCTTTATAACGGGCTTAAAGTTTGAAGCATTGACACATGCCTATTGACATGACCATTTCGATCAGTAAAACTATGAGTAATTTTACAGCAATAATCCCTGGTGCCCGAAACGATAGGGGGATGCGTAAAGCGCCTCGAGTTGCCACAAACAGCCGGCCACTCGCTGATAGTACTAGTGAATACCCCAGTTCACTGGAACATACAAGGAATAACACAATTTCCTATGGGAGAAAATTTTTGTATGATATGTATGATAGAGTGGAACGTGAAAGTCCAGATTTTTCCAAATTGGTCACATGGGAAAATTTTAACATGATCGTCCTTTTGGTTCTTGTAGTTGGAACCATGTGGTTTGTATACCGGTTGGTACAAAACCATCGCAAAAGAGTGTTGATGCGGATCAACAATGTAATTAAAATTAGTGAAGATTATTTAGTTTCTAAGACCAGAATCAAGGTGCAATATTCTACAGAGTATAGCAGCTTGACTTTTGACGCTGTATCTGAGTTGTTCGACAAAGGCTGCGTGATTGTAAGGCGAGACGGGCGTACCCCTAATGATCGTTCTTATGAACTAACTAGTAGAACTTGGAGGGAAACTTTGGGAATCGATGACATCAGCCCAGTTAATTTAAATATGGCAAGTAACATTCCAATTGAAGCCACATGGCATGCCATTTGGAATCAACCCCCACCAGTCGAAGTAGGCTTGTGGGATTGCCAGGCTAAAACTCAGAAAATATCTTATGACGTGATTAGTTTAGATCGGTCGACTGGAAACAGACGAAAGATTGAATACCATTGCGTTGCAGATCATGGACTTAGTAGTGGCTGGATTAAATTTTTCTATGATGTTAATGATGGTAAACATAATTTCCTTCGAGACTGGACAGAATCAAAGTACAAAAATTTAGTGCCGGGATATTTAATCATGTATCCACCAAACTACAAAAGAGATCACATGGACCTTGGTTCGTGGATCCCTGTACTAGTACCTGATCCAGTTAAGCACGAGGATGATTACAAAGAAATGCATCGAATCCGCTTAATTGCAGATAAAATAACTATTACCATGCGTCCAGATGGTAGCTGGAATGAAGCCGCGTTTAGATCCACATATAGAAACGTAGTTTCGGGGAATACCCAAATCAGCATTGGCCACCAACTAACTGATCAAGCGATGAAAACTTACCTACCGCTCGTTCGTAAAATAGTTAAGGCCAACTGGATAGATGAGGATCGGGAGTGACTAATAGAACAACGCTGGGCCACGCATTGCTTGGCTGAGCCTAGAATGGATAGGCCTGTATTTTCCACTTTAAAAGTGGAAATAGGTGGTCTAACGTTGTTGTATAAGAATAGAAACCCTAGAACCTCTAACATATATGTGGGTCCGACTGGAGTAGTCGGACAGTGGAGCTGTTTCAACTCAACATCACACAACATGTTTATTGGCATCTGTAACAGGGTGCTGATAGTTAAGAACCCTGGATTTGATTATGATCAATTAATTGGAAAATACCATTATTTGCCTCACTATCTACTCAAAGGTCTTAGAGACAAACCTATGCATAGCGTTCAGGACTCACCGGAATTCTACAGTAGTGCTCTCCTTCCTGTGTGGTATGGAGACTTACAAAGTGTGGGAAGGCGGTTGGCTTCGTGTGTGAGGGTGAGGAAAATAACTCGCGAAGAGTTTGTTGAGAGTAGGCCTAAAGGTAAATACCAGGCCTATGCTCAAGCTTATCAAGAATTATTGGACCAAGGAAAACTTTTACCAAAAGATTGGCATGTGAATATTTTTATAAAATGGGAACTTGTCGCATCTTCGGATAAAGATCCTAGGATCATATCACCCCGATCATACAAGTACAACATACTTCTTGGCCAGTACATTAATAAATATAATGAACTAGCTATTTACAAGGGTATAGACACTTTATGGGGAGAAGAAACAGTATTCAAGCATTGTACTTTACCTGCGATGGCTGATCAAATTGTGAGGAAATGGGAAACCTTTTCCTGTCCGGTAGCGGTAGGGCTAGATGCCAGCAGATTTGATCAACACGTGTCAAGACAAGCTCTTAACTTTGAACATTCTGTTTACAGACGCCTTTTCCGCAGTACCAGGAAAGGTGATTCAGAGTTACATTGGTTGTTGAGACGCCAACTTGTGAATTTTTGCAAGGGTAAAGGAGACATTTTCGACTTCGAGTATAAGACAGCTGGCAGGATGTCAGGTGATATGAACACTTCTGTTGGAAACGTGATTCTTATGACATCCGTGTTGTTGCATTGGAAAGAAACCTTAGGGTTAAATTTCAAGTTAGTCAACAATGGGGATGATTCTGTTGCAATAATGGAGCTTTCAGAACTGCCAAGATTTCTTGATGGATTTGATTTGTTCTTTGTTGCTTATGGATTCAACATGGTTGCCGAAGAGCCCGTATACCGTGTTGAGCATATTGAATTTTGCCAAATGAAACCCGTTCGATTGGATCGAGGGTGGATGATGGTACGTAAGCCAACGAGTGTATTCAAAGATATGATTGCCATTTCGTCCAGAGGCGTAGCAAAATATTACAACTACCTTAGGGATGTTGGACTTTGCGGACTATCCTTGTACGCAGATTGCCCTCTAGTTGGAACCTTTTACAGTGTTCTGAGTCGTCAGGGAAACGAACGACTAGAAGGGGAATTACAAGGCGGTTTAGCTTATTGGATGAAGCAAGGAGATTATGAGAAAGTACCAGTTCTTCCTGGTGGTTACTCACAAGATAGTCTTCTTAGCTACTGTGAAGCCTTTTCACTCGAGCCCATAGTCGTAATTGAATTTGAAGAACTTGTTGAAAAAGATCTAATGGCTGCAGTTAGACAGCTATCGCTTTTGTGTTAAAATGAGTAACATGAAAAATAAGAATAATGCTAGGACGGGGGGAGCCGTATCTCCCCCCAACACGGGTATTGATTTCATCAATACTGGACACGCTGCTCAAGCTAGGTACATGGCGGCCTTGGCCAATCCATTTGCCTCTCCAGCGGTCCCCATCCCAGACTCGTTCCTTGAAGCACACGTTTCAAAGATTGCCAAAGAAACGGTGATTGACGGTGTCCAAAACCTTCAAATAAAATTCTATAAATCAACCGAGGATGCTACGGGGGATTATTCCATTCAATATCGGTATAAAATCGCTACTGGGTGGGTTGACCTCGTTACCGAGACTTCGGAAGTCGGAGCACGATTGGTTGCTGCAGGAATTGCTTTTGAAGACGTTGGTCAGCTTGATTCACTCGAGGGCGTCATTACATACACCCAGGAAAACTGGGCTATTCAAGGTAGTCACACCACCGAATTTGTCAACAAAAGTGAACGCTTATCGCGCAATGTGGGCCACGGCACCACTCTTTACGAACCCATGCGCCGTCAGGCTCTTGATTTCGAAGGTGATGCCTTCACCATCCTTACTATATCTTTCAGTACAGCAAGGAACATCATTGCTCGGTGGTCTGCGATCACTGAGACTGACGGGAAACAAGGATTTGTCGAGAGAGAGAGTTCCAATAAGGACTTTGTCATCACCTCGTCATATCCCAATCACCACGCCGGTGTTTTCGGAGATACTCCGATGCCGGCACTTGACCATTCTTTGATGCTACCAAGCCATACGCAAGTGACTAACCATCACCCGGTTGCCCATACCTCAGCTTTGCAAGCTGCGGCTCATTGGGTGTCATCTGCTGCTGGCTGGGCGTGGAAACACAAGGATGCTATTGGAAACGCTTTGAAGAAGTCTGCCTCGTATTATCAGGCAATGACCAAGTACGGCGGATCGATCATGAGCAACTCTGGCCGGATAATGGCCTTGGGTGCTCGTGCCGCCCCGCTTGCAATTGCCTTGTAATGAGGAGAATCTTCATGCGATTATCAACAGCTTTCGGTAAGTGTTTCTGCACCATTGAACAGAATCCGGATGAAAGTAAAGACAAAAACAAACCCGAAGACCAGCAGCACGCGGCTGGCAATGACCAATGAGTGCGGAAGCCCCGGCCGATTTCCGCAGCCCTTCTCACAGCGTGCGGGCCTATTTAACATAAAGAATATTTATGGGGC